AAGATAAGTAGTTATAATATGGCATGGAGACTTTTCATCACAAACCAATCAGGAAGTTTAACCTTGGCGGAATCATTCAAGACGAAGCCTCTATTCTTCGTCTCAGAGAAGAATACGAGAGGTTATTAATATCAGAGATGCGTATTGGTGGGTATGTCCCCAGACTTGACATAAGTGTAGATTTTACTATAGACTATAACGAGACAAAGAATTACTTTAATTTTGAAATAACAATATACGGAACATATACGGGAAAGAGAAAAAGCAAATGGATACTAGGAATAGACGGCAGCAAAGTAATGCCTATAGCAAAGAGCAAGTCAAAAGAGTGCTTGTTGGATCTGGTATAGATGTTGAGTCCGAACTATCCGAAAACTATATAATTTTTTGTCCATTCCACAATAATCACAGAACCCCCGCAGGAGAAGTTCATAATACAAACGGATTATTTTTTTGTTTTTCATGTCAAAAAACAGCAGATCTTATTGAATTAATAATGCACACTTCTGGAAGAACTTATTTTGAATCAGCAAGATACATTAAGTCAAAAGAAAAATTAAGCAATCTTGTTGATGATATTAATAAAAGCCTTATAGTTGAAGAAGAGTTTAAACAATTTGACATAGATATATTAAAAAGACTCTATAATAATTTAGTCTTACTAGATAGACCAAAAAATTATTTTAAATCAAGGCATATAGAAATGCAGTCTTGGGCAAAGTTTTTACTTGGCTATTCTGATAAACAAGATATGGTTACAGTTCCAGTCCATAGCCCAGATGGAATTCCAATTGGATTTGTTGGTAGATCTATTGAAGGAAAAGATTTTAAAAATACTCCAGGACTTCCAAAAAGCAAAACATTGTTTAACTTGCATAGAGTAAAGAAGTCTGATAGAGTATATGTAGTGGAGTCATCATTTGATGCAATAAGGCTTGACCAGGTGGGTCTTCCAGCCGTTGCAACTTTGGGTGCAAACGTATCAAACATACAAACAGAATTGCTTCAAAAGTATTTCAATAACATTATTGTTATTGCCGATAACGATGAGGCAGGAGGAAACATGAAAGATAGAATAGTTGAAAAACTTTCTTCACGTGTTTCTGTTATTAAACTAAATAATCAGTATAAAGATATTGGAGACATGCCAGACGAAGAACTTAAGAATTTAGAGTTTCAATTTGACAAATCTATATCGCTTATGCTAAACTAATATAACAAACAAAGGAGAAATAATATGAGCGTAGTAAAGGGATTAAAAGCAATCAATGCCCTGCTCGACAAGCCAAAGTATGAAAACGACGGACCAAAGGTCAAGTGGTTAAAACTAGCAGACGGTCAGTCTGTAAAGATCCGATTCATCGAAGAACTTGATGAGGATTCTGCAAACTATAATGAAAAGCGTGGACTTGCACTTGTTGTAAAAGAACACGTAAACCCAAAGGACTACAAGCGCAAGGCTGTAGATACAATGGAATCAGAAGGACGTGACTGGGCAGAAGAAATGCATCGCAAAGATCCAAAGGCTGGCTGGAGAGGCCGTCTTCGTTTTTACTGCAATGTTTTAGTTGATGATGGTATTGAACCACCATATGCTGCTATTTGGTCAATGGGTATTAGCAAGCAGTCATCCTTTAACACAATTAAGGAATACGCCATGGAGACTGGCAGTATTTCAAATGTTCTTTGGAAGTTGAAGCGTAACGGCCAAGGTACAGAAACCAATTACACACTAATTCCATCAGCACCAGACAAGGAACCATTTGACTGGAAAGATGTTGAGCCTTATCCATTAGAGTCAGCACTAAAAAAGATTCCATATGCTGAACAAGAAGCGTTCTACCTGGGCTTTGATAGCCCATCCGTAACTTCATCTACCAACGCAGATTGGTAATATGAATTACGTAGGCTTACATGTCCATACCCATTTTAGTTTATTTGATGGGATTGCTACTCCAGAAGAATACGTTGACCGTGCAGTTGAGTTAGGGATGCCAGCAATTGCCATCACTGACCACGGTACTTTATCTGGGCATAGGGAACTGCACCGTATTGCAAAAGCAAAGGGCATTAAGCCAATTCTAGGTCTAGAAGGATACATGTGTGCAGACATATCTGATACAAGAGATAAGTCTGAAAGAGAAGGTCAACAAGATCTTGTCTACAACCACATTATCCTTCTAGCCAAGAATCAAATTGGTTTAGAAAACCTTAACAAGATTAGTGAACTATCTTGGACAGATGGTTTCTTTAAAAAGCCAAGATTTGATTTTGCTATTTTGGAAAAGTATAAAGAAGGAATTATTGTTACTTCTGCTTGTCCAAGTAGTGTGCTTGTAAAAGCATTAGAAGAAGAAGAGTTTGCCCTTGCCAAGAAGTACATATCTTGGTTCAAGGAACGATTTAAAGATGATTACTATATCGAGGTCATGCCTCACAATGATACACAGATCAACAAATATCTTATAGAACTCGCAGACGAGTTTGGAATTAAGGTTGTTGTAACACCAGACTGCCACCATGTTGACCCATCACAAAAAGAAGTTCAAGAGTTTAAGTTGCTTATGAACACACACGGTAAGTTTGTAAAAGATGCAACATATGAAAAGTCAAAGAAAAAGGGCAACATGATGGAACGCCTTGACTATCTTTATGGCGAAGACCGTCAGATTACATTTAATAAGTTTGATATTCACCTGCTCTCATATGAAGAGATTAAAACAGCGATGGAATTGCAGGGAATAGATAGACCTGACATATACTCCAACACAATCCTATTAGCAGAGACAGTAGGAGACTACGGCATTCAAGAAGGATTAGACTTGCTCCCAGTACAGTACAAGGGTCCTGATAAAGAACTTGCAAAGGCTGCACTAGATGGTTTGGTAGAAAGAGGTTCGTCAGAAAACCAAGAGTATCTTGACAGACTTCAAGAAGAGTTAAAAATTATTAAGGACAAGAAGTTTGCCCCGTACTTCCTTGTTGTAAGCAATATGATCAACTGGGCTAAGAAAGAAGAGATTATGGTTGGACCAGGTCGTGGTTCATCTGCTGGTTCTCTTGTTTGTTATGCTTTAAAAATTACAGACATTGATCCTATTGAGCACGACCTTTTGTTCTTCCGTTTTATTAATCCAGAACGTAACGACTTTCCAGATATCGATACAGATATTCAGGATACTCGTCGTGAAGAAGTTAAAGATTATCTTGTTAGACAGTATCGACATGTTGCATCTATTGCTACCTTCCTTGAGTTTACTGGCAAGGGCATTGTTAGAGACGTTTCACGAGTATTAAATATTCCTTTGTCAGATGTCAATAAGGTTTTAAAGACTGTAGACTCATGGGATGACTTCTGTACATCTAAATCAACATATGAATTTCGTGAAAAATATCCAGAAGTAGAAGTATACGGAGAACAACTTCGTGGTCGTATTCGTGGTACAGGTATTCACGCAGCAGGTGTAGTAACAAGTAAGGAACCAATCTTTAGATACGCACCATTAGAGACAAGATCTTCTACAGGATCAGATGAAAGAATTCCTGTTGTAGGTGTTGACATGGAAGAAGCCGAAAGAATTGGTCTAATTAAGATTGATGCTTTGGGTCTTAAGACTTTGTCTGTTCTTAAGAATACAATCGATATTATTAAAGAACGAGATGGCAAGAAGATAGATCTGCTCAAGATTAAAATGGATGATGCAAACGTATATCAAATGCTTTCAGATGGATACACAAAAGGTGTGTTCCAGTGTGAAGCAGCACCATACACAAATCTTCTTGTTAAGATGGGCGTTAAGAACCTAAACGAACTTGCAGCATCAAATGCTCTTGTTCGTCCAGGTGCAATGAATACTATTGGAAAGGACTATGTTGATCGCAAGCATGGTCGTCAAAATATTTCTTATACTCACCAAGTACTAAAACAATTTACGGAGGACACTTATGGTTGTATTCTTTACCAGGAACAAGTTATGCAAGCATGCGTACACCTTGGCGGTATGTCCATGTCGGAAGCAGATAAAGTTAGAAAGATCATTGGAAAGAAAAAGGATGCTAAAGAATTTGATCAGTTTAAAGAGAAGTTTGTAGAAGGAGCCTCTAAGTTTATTGCTCCTAACGCTGCTCGTGATCTATGGCATGACTTTGAGGCCCACGCAGGGTACTCATTTAATAAGTCTCACGCAGTAGCATACTCAACGCTATCCTATTGGACAGCATGGCTAAAGTACTATTACCCACTTGAGTTTATGTACTCAGTACTAAAAAATGAAAAGGATAAAGATGCGAGAACTGAATATCTTATTGAAGCAAAAAGAATGGGCATTAGCGTTAAGTTACCTCACATTAACGATTCGGATATCGATTTTAAAATTGAGGGTAAAGGTATTAGGTTTGGACTCAGTGCTATCAAGTTCATATCTGACAAAATTGGTGAACGATACATATCGGCACGACCATTTAATTCGTACAAAGAACTTGAAGAGTTTACATTTACCAAGGGCAACGGAGTAAATAGCCGTGCACTCCAAGCACTAAGAGCGATAGGCGCTGCGACCTTTAATGACAATCCTAGAAATGATCAAGAAATTAAAGAGAACCTATATGAATACTTAAACCTTCCAGAGTTTAATATTACTATTCCTTCTCATTATTATGCATTTATTCAGGATATTGTTGACTTTGAAGAAAAGGGATCATACATTTTTATGGGTATGGTAAAATCAATTAAGCGAGGAACAGGATGGTCACGAGTTGAAGTTTTGGACAAAACTGGCAGTGTCGGTATATTTGATGATGAAAATACAACTATTGAGACGGGTCGCTCTTACTTGCTTCTTTGTAATGATAACAGGATTGTTTCTTTCATACCTTCAGATGAGATAAAAGAATCATCACACGCACTTGTGAAGTTCTTAAGTTATAAGCAACTTCCATACAAGGATGATGAGATGTTTGTGGTTTCATTTAAGCCAAGAATTACAAAGACAGGAAAGAAGATGGCATCTCTTACACTTGCAGACACAAGCAGAGACTTGCATTCTATTACAGTATTTCCTGCATCGTTTGCAAAAGCATACATGCACATAGAAGAAGGAAAATCTTATAAGTTTGATTTTGGAAAAACAAAAGACGGAACAGTAACATTGGAGGATGTATATGTCAGTTAGTATAGAAGAAGCGTTAGCACTACTTGATCCTAAGTTAAGAAAAAAACTTGGAAGCGGAGTTGGAATTAGTTATGAATATCAGCCAACACCTAGTTACGGACTAAACCGTGCTCTGGGTGGTGGTCTTCCATATGGTAGACAGGTACTCATCTGGGGGTCTAAGTCCTCTGCAAAGTCTTCTATGTGCCTTCAGATGATTGCCTTAGCACAGGCAGAAGGAAAACTATGTGCATGGATTGATTCAGAGATGTCGTACTCAGAAGACTGGGCCAGAACCCTAGGGGTAGATCCAGAAAAACTTATTTACTCACAAGCAAGAACTATCAGTGATATGGTAGATGTTGGCGTTGGATTGATGAATGCAGGAGTTGATATAATAGTGGTAGACTCTATTACATCAATGCTTCCTGCAATCTATTTTGAAAAAGATACAGATGAAATGAAAGCATTAGAAAATACTAAACAGATTGGAGCAGAATCCCGTGACTTTAGTAACGCATGGAAGATGCTTAACTATGCAAACAATAAAGTTAAGCCAACTCTGCTTGTTCTTATTTCTCAGTCTCGTAACAATATTAACGCTATGTATACTAGCCAGCAGCCTTCTGGCGGTCAGGCTACTAAGTTTTATTCCTCATGTATTGTTAAACTCTTTTCTTCAGAGTCAGACAATCAAGCAATTAAAGGAAAGATCAAGATAGGAGATAAATTAATTGAAGAAAAAATTGGTAGAACTATTAAGTGGGAACTCCAGTTCTCAAAAACCTCCCCAGGGTTTCAATCTGGCGAGTATGATTTTTATTTTAGAGGTGATGATATTGGTCTTGACACCATCGGCGATCTTGTTACTACTGCTGAACTAAACGGCATTGTGGAACGAACAGGTGCTTGGTATATCCTTCCTGACGGCTCAAAGGTTCAGGGTAAAGAAGCATTTGTTAATCGTGTAAGAGAGGATCTTGATTTGCAAGAATCAATCAAGTCTAAACTAAATGGCTAGTTACACAGTATACAATGGTAAGTTTATTTGCCATAGTTGTAAAATTGAAGTTACATCATTAAGGCTGTATCCAGAAACAAAAACCGCAACTTGGATGTGTAAGGAAAAACACTTAAGTACTGTTAAGTTTGGTAAACAGAAATGGAAGGGTGATGACAGAAAAGAGTGAGTCTAAGAGGATAGGTGCTAAACAGCATAAGAACTCAGGTCGTGGAACACACAAGGGCGACGCTTCTTGGGAAAACTTTACGGTTGATTTTAAAGAAGTTGGAAAATCTTTTACTCTTAATAAAGAGGTTTGGGCAAAGGCTACAACCGATGCTATTAGGAATGGTAACGATCCAGCAATTGTTATTGCTCTTGGCGAGGGTAACTCAAAAGTAAGACTTGCAGTAATAGAGATGTCAATATTAGAACAACTAGTAGATGGTGTATAATGTAACTATGATAAAAAGTAAAATGAATAGGAAAAATATATATGAAGCATGATCACCCAAATACCGTTATTAATGAGGTTTTGTCAGAAGAAGAGACCCTACAGGTTCTGTCTGCAGTAGAAAACAGCCATGGAAACAAGTTTGTAGAGGTTCACTGTCAAACAAATAATTTTATAAATTTACCACAAAACATTATTGATAAGTTTACGGGTTATGCAAGATCTATTAATGAAAATAATAATCTAATCCTAACAGAATACTGTCACAGTAAATATGAAAACCGTGAGGTTGATGGTAAGGAATATAAACCATCACTATTTCCACACTATGATGAAACATTTAAAGAGGAACGCTTTACAATTGACTTTCAATTAAAGTCAAACATCCAATGGCCTTTGGTTGTTGAAGAAGTAGAATTTACTCTTTTTGACAATCAGGCTTTAACTTTTAGTGGAACTAATCAGATTCACTGGAGACCAACAATGGTATTTAATAATAATGATTTTGTCGAGATGATCTATTTTCATTTTTCTGATCCAACAGGTGGGCCTAAAGATAAAGATGCAAATGAAATTATGGATTCTAAATCAGCAAAATATCAAAAATGGTTTGATGAAAATGGTGGTTACTCCAATGGAAAATATGTTGATGGGAAGTATATAAATGCATGAGTTACATGATTACCTAACAGGATTTGATAAATACAACAAACCATTACCATTTTATCTTGACAATTTATTTAGTGATGAGCAAGTTTTAAGAATGAAATCAATCATTGAGGAAAATAGAAAACTAGAGCCTCTTATTATTGGTGATAGAGTTGAGGATGGCTATATAAGAACATCAAATTTTATAAGTAGGTTTCAGCCAAAAATTGCAAAGAACATGTCAAGAATGCTTATTGAGTTTGATATTCCAAAAGACTGTGAAGAATCAATGGATAAAATTGTAAAGCCTCTATATAAAGAAGATATTGCTTTGTGCCACTACAACTACATAGACTATAATCTTAAATATGGATATGGAGATAACAGTCCAGCACTTCCTCCTCATTTAGACGCAGACAATAATTTAATTACTGTAAACTATTGCTTAGATGCAAACGTAGAATGGGATTTGTATATTGGTAACTGGGAAGATACTGGCAATTTTACAAAGTATTCTTTAAGTCCTGGGCAGACAATAATATTTAGCGCTGTTAATCAAATTCACTGGAGGCCAAAACGCAAGTTTAAAGACGGAGAATTCTGTGAAATTATAAGCATGGATTATTCACCAATGGATAGTTATAGATTTTTAAATGGTGAAAACCCAATTGATCCAGAACTTTATCCAGACAGAAGAAAAAAATATTTGCAAACTTTACAAGCAAGACCAGACATGAGAGCAGCATTTGATTTATGGAATGAGGATGGAATCCTGGATGGAATTAGCGGAAAGTCTATGGGCTAAGCATGCTATACAAAGAGTTTGCACCTAAAAAAGATATAGAAATAAAAATATATAAAGATTTTTTTAGTGATGAAGAATTAAAAGTAATTAACAAATGCATAGAAGATTTAAAACAAGTTAAGTACGAAAGCAGTCTCAACGCTCCTATTATTCAAGAAAAACTATCAAGACTGCATATTGAACTAATTTATCCAGAGCATATATTAAAAAAGGTTGAAGCCTTTGCCTCTGATCTTTGTGGTGAGCCAGTTATAATGTCACACAATAGTTATTATCATTACAATAAAAAGTATAATTTTGAAATGGATACTCCAAAACTCCAACCACATAGAGACTTTGATAACTACTACACAAAACTTACACTAGATTATCAATTAGAAAAAACTGTAGATTGGGATCTTCTTATTGAGGGCAAAAGATACTCGCTTGAAATTGGAGATATGCTTGCTTTCTGGGGAGCAGGTCTGATACACTGGAGAGAAAATATCGTATTAGATGAAAATGAAACATCAACAGTCTTAACATTTCATTTTGCTAATGAAGATGATTATAAAAAACTTAATGATTTGTCCAGAGATCCAGAAGACAGAAAGCGTAGACACGAAATCAATAGCAAAGATGAAGATCTTAAAAGATATAATTTAGTTTGGGAACAAGAAAGAGTAAAGTTTAATAATAGAAAAACTGGGGTATAAAAAATGCAACAAGAACAAACAACAATAGATATGGTAAATGGTCTATCAGAGATTGCAGACTATATGCAGGACGAAGAACTTACGGTTGCACTTACAATGATTGCTAAATTAATTATAAAGCCAGACATTCCAATCAATGTTGCACATGTGGAGATTGTAAGGCTACAGGCAATTGCTGCTAAAATGTCTTTTAAAGCAACCTGGATGGCTAATGTTGACAAATCAGATCGTGGAAAGAAAAATTTGTACTATACTGCAGCGGAGTCAATAAACAGTCTTGTCTCAGCACTCAAATATATAACTCGATAATCTGCTATACTTATAACTAATAGAAACGAGAAAAAAATGACAAAAAATTTATTGCATACTGTAATGATACGACAAGAACAAAAACCTATTCATTCAATGGATATTGCAGGATTAGAGCAAAGAATTAAAGAAGGCTATACAATAAAGCGTGTAGATAAACACACTATTAAAAAAACCTTTGCACCATCAACTATTGCCTACGGTCATGGGGAGTGTGCTAGATACTGGTATTTGGCATTTGATGGTCAAATGTTTGAAGACAATGCTGATGCATATAGTGCAGCAAATATGACTGCTGGAACACTGTCTCACGCTAGAATTCAAGCAGCCATGATGAATTCAAAAATAGCAAAAATATATAAAGATGATGATGGTGAAGAAACAACAGAGTTTAAAATCAAGAATGAAGACCCTCCTATTTTTGGATATGGTGATGCCATGCTTGATTGGCAAGGAGATGAACTTATTTGTGAAATTAAAACAATGATGAACGAGGGCTTTGAGTATAGAAAGGCATCTGGGAAAGCCAAGAATGGCCACTTGATGCAATTACTAATTTACATGAAGATATTAAAAAGAGCAAAGGGCGTTATGATTTATGAAAATAAAAATAATCACGAACTCCTTTTGATTCCAGTAGAAGTAAACGATCATTACCGTCGGTGGGTAGACCAGGCATTTGATTGGATGAGAGAAGTAAGAAGCAATTGGGAGAATAAAACTCTTCCAATTAAAAATTACAGGTCTAATTCCAAGATATGCAAATCATGCCCAATTAAAAAAGCATGTGAGTCTGCAGGGGCAGGGGTTATAAAAATCAGACCCTTGGAGATTCTTGGTGAAGAACTGCAAATGGTGTGACAATAATTTTATTTCTGATATATCTTATCAGATATATTGTTCTGCAGATTGCAGGTCTGCTGCGACAAAAGAAAAAATTTCAGATAGGTATGTGCAATCTAAGAGACAAAAACGAATTGGAAAATCCAGGGTATGTAGATCTTGTAATAAACAATTGTCTATATATAATGATGAAAAACTATGCAATACCTGCGCTATAGATCCAAAAGAAGTTCAACAAGCAATAAAAGATATCAAAAGGTACTTAAATGACAAGTAACAAGTGGGGGATTAAGGTTATGCCAAAAACTGTATGCGCTATTGATGCTAGCACTAACAGCCTTGCTTTTGCTATTTTTGATACTAAAGAAAAAACACTAAGTTCTATAGGTAAAATTAACTTTAAAGGGTTAAATACTTATGAAAAAGTTATGGATGCGGGTAAAAAAGTAAAAGCATTTATAGATATCTACGGTGGGTTCGAAGCAATAGTTATTGAGCATACTGTTTTTATGAATAGTCCTAAGACTGCTGCAGATCTTGCACTAGTACAAGGTGCTATTCTTGGAGCAGCAGGACAGGCCAATACAACTACCATTGGCCGTGTTGCTCCGATAACTTGGCAAAACTATATAGGAAACAAAAAAATATCTAAAGAAGAAAAACTATCTATAAAGGCTTTGAATCCAGACAAGTCTGACTCTTGGATCAAGACTTATGAAAGGGATTTAAGAAAGCAAAGAACTATTAGATATATTAATACTATGTATGATAGAACTATTACAGATAATGATGTTGCTGATGCTTGTGGCATAGGACACTGGGCAATTAATAATTGGGAAAAGGCGGTTCAATTATGAGTCGAGAACCTTTTAATTTTAAAGAAGAGGCTGAGGACGTAATCTTGACAGTCAGAACTCGCTCTCCAGAAAAATGGTTATTAATTGATCGTGAAACTGGTCAGGTATACGTAGGAAATCCTGGGGGATACTGGGATAAACTCAAACCAATTGAAAGAGTTGAAAAATAGAACTATGTCTGCTAAACTGTATACAAGTGAGAATTTTATGCGTAAGAGGTATCTTATGGATAAAAAGACTCCAGAAGAGATTGCAAAGGAGTGCGGTGTGAGCATAGAGACTATTTACGTATACCTTGCTAAATTTGGTTTAAGGAAGTCAAGACGATGAACAGAATTAAAACTTTATTTATGCTGGTATCACTGGTTGCTGCTGCAGGTTTGACATACACAATTTTGGCTATTAAAAATTTCCCAGAAGTCTTTGACTGGGATCTAAACGATGAGGAAGAAAATGAGTTTTGAGACACAGTTTACAATTGCTCAAATATGCGATGAGATTAAAGATATGCTTATTGCAAAGAATAAATCGTATGGAGATTCTGCACTAGATCCAATTAGAATATTTTCAAAAGCAGATAAAACAGAGCAGATTAAGATTAGGATTGATGACAAACTATCTCGTATATCAAGAGGTACAGAGTTTTACGGTGACAATGATATAGATGACCTTATTGGATATTTAATACTTTTTAAGGTGGCTAACGAAACTATATGAAAAGAATGAACCAGGAGTCTTTATGAGTACAGAAGATGATTTAGTTAAACATCTTGATCAAGTTAATCAAGTGGTAGAGGAGTACCTAAAAGGCAACGATCCAACAGTAATTTCTAAGCAACTTGCAATACCAAGACAAAAGGTTGTGACACTTATTAACGAGTGGAAAGTTATGGCGTCTGCCAATGACGCAATCCGTGCCCGTGCTAAAGAAGCACTTGCTGCAGCAGATACACATTATAGTAAATTAGTGTCTCGTACTTACGAAGTTATTGACGAAGCATCTATGACTAACAATCTTAGTGCAAAGACTGCTGCAATTAAACTTGTAATGGATATTGAATCAAAACGTATTGATATGCTTCAGAAGGCTGGTCTTCTTGAGAATAAAGAACTTGCAGAAGAGATGATGGAAATTGAGCATCGTCAAGAAGTTCTTGTTTCAATATTAAAAGATATTGCATCTGAATATCCGCAGGTGCGTGATGAAATTATGCGTAGGCTTTCTTCCTTTGCAAAAGACAACGAGGTGATTACAGTTGTCCACGACATTCAATGATTTTTTTGAAGTACTTAAAGATAACAACTTTGAAGAAACACCAGTAGATGCAAAAACTTTTGTTGAGGGAGAAGCATTTTTAGGGCAGCCACCACTATCAGACATACAGTACAGCATTGTTGAGGCTATGAGTCAGATATATCGCAAAGAAGATCTTGTTGAGATTATGGGAGAAACAGAAGGCTCAAGGTATTTTGACAAATATACTAAGAATGAAATTATATTGCAACTTGGCAAGGGATCTGGAAAGGACTTTGTATCTACAGTAGCATGTGCTTATATTGTATATAAACTTTTATGCCTTAAGGATCCAGCAAGATACTTTGGAAAGCCATCTGGAGATGCTATTGACCTAATCAATGTTGCTATCAATGCTCAACAAGCAAAGAATGTTTTCTTTAAAGGTTTTAAAAGTAAGATTGAAAAGTCTCCTTGGTTTGCTGGAAAGTACTATGCAAAAGCAGATTCGGTTGAGTTCAACAAGTCAATTACTGTTTATTCTGGTCACTCAGAAAGAGAATCACATGAGGGTTTAAACCTTCTACTTGCAGTACTTGATGAGATTTCTGGTTTTGCATCTGAGGTTGGTACAGGCAATGAACAAGGAAAGACTGCTGAGAATATATACAAGGCTTTCCGTGGATCAGTAGACTCTCGTTTCCCTGACCTTGGTAAAGTAGTTTTGCTTTCATTTCCAAGATACCCAGGAGACTATATCTCAGAAAAATATGATGATGTAGTTCTTGAAAAAGAACTTGTTGAAAGAACACACAAGTTTGTTCTTAATCCAGACCTTCCAGATGATGATCCAAACAACTCGTTGGAAATTTCATGGGATGAAGACCATATTATTTCATACAAATATCCAGGAGTATTTGCATTAAAAAGACCAACATGGGAAGTAAATCCTACCAGAAAGATTGATGATTTTAAAATTGCTTTCTATACAGACCTTGGTGATGCAATGATGCGTTTTGCATGCGTACCAACTTTTGCTTCTGATGCATTCTTTAAGCAGCATGAAAAAGTTAGAGCATGTATGACATCAAGAAACCCCATTGATACCTTTAAAAGGTTTGATGAATCATTTAAACCAGATCCAGATAAAAAATATTATGTTCATGCTGACCTTGCACAAAAGCACGACAAGTGTGCAGTTGCAATTGCACATGTAGAAAAATGGGTAAACATACAAGTCATTAATAATTATGAGCAAGTGGCACCAATTGTAGTAGTAGATGCGGTAGTTTGGTGGGAGCCAAAAGTAGAAGGCCCCGTAAATCTTTCAGAAGTTAAACAATGGATTCAGAACCTTAGAAGAATAGGGTTTGATATTGGAATGGTTTCCTTTGACCGTTGGCAATCCTTTGATATTCAAAATGAATTAAAGCAGGTAGGAATGAAAACTGATACTGTTTCTGTTGCTAAGAAGCACTATGAGGACATGGCTATGCTTGTATATGAGGAAAGACTAGTAATGCCAGCAATCGAACTCTTGTTCGATGAACTAACACAATTAAAGATAATGAAAAATGATAGAGTTGACCACCCACGTAAAAAATCTAAAGACTTAGCAGACGCCGTGTGTGGAGCAATATTTGGGGCAATATCACATACCCCAAAGGATAATAATACAGAGATAGATATTCATACATTTAGGGATAGACCTAAGCAGTTTGACACTCTACCTGAGAATGTGATACACTATAAACCTAGCCAAATAGAAGATATAAAAGATTATTTGGACAGACTAAAAACACTATAAACAAGGAGAATATCGAATGAATTCATT